GTTAGAGCTACATTCCGAGCTTGCGCTGCAGAGTGCTAAGTAAGGTTGATCTCTTGCCAGTAACCCCATCTATAGGCAGAATACCACGGTTTTCTGTGGATACTGAATATAGATTTGTACCCATGATACCATACCATTTGTTAAACAAAGGAAGGTATTTTGATACAAGAGCTGCTGACCTCTGGTCGAGGTCAGGTAACTTATCTTCATTCCAAAACATGGAAAGAGATTTGTTACTAGTAGGCTTTTCCTCATTCATAAAGAATGAATTAAGCTTACGGTCATAGCTCATAAGGTAGGTACTTTCGTCATCACCAAACAAAGAAAGATACTTTTCGTATCGATCAGCGAGAGGGATGCCTTTTGGATTAAATCCTATACCACCGACGAAGTCGGGTAGGTCCCAAATTGCCTTAACAACTTTACGTTGTTTAGGACGAAGTAGTCGCAAAGAGTAACGACCAAGTAATTTCACGATATCGACAAAATTGTCGTCAGATAACTGACGCCACTTGAGTTGGGGTTCGACATGATCTGCAAAGATCAGCTTCCCTCCAAACTCAGCCATCACTTTTGAAGTGATGGATTTTGAATCTGATTTCGGGCACTTAAGTTCATCAAGACACTTAAGATACTTGGACGCCAAACCATCATCAAGGATAACTACATCATCTCCAAGGACATAAAAGTCATTAGAGAATGTACAATCATTAAGATAGTACAGTAGAAGTCCATGAGTCAAGGCGAAAGAACCAAACGAAGGATATAATCCTAACGGTTGACCTTTTGTCCATTTGATGGTTGTATCCTGGAAAATCCAGTTAGATTTAGAGATGTCTTCAAACAGGTCGATATATTGACCAGAATTGACAAAAATAGATCTAAGAACTTCAAGTTGCAATGACAATGGAAAATAGTCAGTTGCTCCAGAAAGATCGATACAATGGCAGCGTTGCTTAGTCTGCAAATGTTGTTGAATCACAGGGAAAGCCTTAGCCTGATGATGGGTGCAATCCCATGGCAACTCAGAGAGTATGTCATAGATCGCGTCACCAAGAGGTTTTAAAGCAACTTGATAGATTCGATTCGGGTTAGCCACAGCTCTAAGTTTCAAGCCGGGTTCCTGAATTAAACCTATCTTCCCAACTGCGTCAATACCAGTTGGAACAAAGTCTAACTGACCACGAGTCATAGTATTAAAACCACTAAAAACTTGTGTAAAAATGTCAGGATACTTGTTCCTAAGATAACGACCAGTCTTGGTATTTTCAATGGTTTCCCATTGAGTAGGCCAATGTGTTTCTTCAGGTGCCGTTCTACCAGAACTTAATGGTACACGTTTACCTGGACTTGGACAATAACTCAAGTAACTAGGTTGATGATGAATTGCTATCATTTTTCCGATTACAGAGTTAGCGGCAAGAACAACACCAGATTTGATGTGGTCAGGAATGACAACATCATCGGCTTGCACACCGTCTAGAAACTTCTTCAATTGAATTGAAGAAGGCTCAGAACGGATGTAACGGGTATATGACCTTAGAAGGGTTGAACATCCGAAGCGATGCTTCTTTGTTAAACCAAGGTTAAAGATACGATTTAGAACACCACTGGGTAAACCAGTCTTATTCTTAGCGTACCAAGAACCAACTAATGTCTGACCTGCTCTGAAGCGGACAAAGTCTGTATATAGAATTTTCATTCTTGCTACAGTCCAGTCAACTCCATTGCACCGAACCCATTTGTCAGTTAAGTGAGTAAACTCACAAACTAGACTCTTGGGAAGTCTTAGCGCAGCATGGTAAGTAGCTAGATCCTCAGACGTGTTAAACAACATACGTCCTCCTTTCTCCCTTTACGGGCGTTAGGATAAGTATCACGAAGGATCTGGCGACCAGCCAGACTACTAGAGTACCTTAGCCACAATTTATTTACGAAGCACTTTCAATTAGCTCACCAAGATTAATAAGTTCATGGTGTTGCTCAAGTTCGAGCTTTGCCATAAGCATGATCGATAACTTAAGCCTAAGACGCCTTGCATTGATTAGCTCTTCAATTAATGATTTGTGTACTTGAAAAGTATCATCAGATTCATATAATTTAACGAGACTGTTCATTTGCGTAGTCTGTCCGGCGATGTCAAGATCTTTAAACTTAGGTGTTTGCTTGTGAAGAATTTCACTCGCAATTAGCAAATTGCGGTGGCTCATAAATATC